CTGCTCTTTTTTTCTCTGGCCTACGCGGCGGACAGCGGGGGCGGGGCGGGCGGCAATGTACGGGCGAGGTGGACGGCTCCGGCCAGCGCGTAGGCGCCGTCCACCGGCCCGGCGTTGCGGCGGGTGAACACCCAACCGTCGCCCCGGCGGAGCTTCTGCGCCGAGCGGACGTGCGCGTTGAGCATCGGGTCGTCCGAGTGGACTACCTCACCGACCTTCACCAGCTCCGCGACCGACATACACGCGGGCATCGCGTCGGTCCCAATCGCCTCCAGCGCTACGCGGCGCGGCGGCCAGTTCGCTGGCTTGTTCGCCTGCATGTCGGCGGTGAGCACGGCCGCCGGGCCGTTCGGGAACCACCCGAGCGCACGCGGGCGGATGCGCCGGACGAGATCAGGGAGGTCGCGGCGTAGCTCAGCGGTGCACCCGTAACCGCTCCAAGCCTTCACGACGTCCACGTGGACCCGGCCGTCAATGAGCGCCGCCGCGACGAGCGAGGCATGCGACCCGTCGAGCGAGACATCCAGCGCTAGCGCCACCTTTTCGCGGTGCTCGGCGAGGTCGACCGGGGCGTCAGTCGCCGAGGCGGCCCACAGCTCCGGCTCGATCGCCGGATCCAGCAGGTCAACGCGCATGCACATGACCTCGGTCTTGAAGCCTGCCAACTCCTCGCCGCCAGCTCTCTTCGCACGCCGGCCAGCACCCACGAGCGCGGTTGGGTCCGGGCCGTGGCCCCGGATGCCCATGTTTGGGTTGGCGTAGGCGAGCGCCTCCACGTCGTCCGGCTCGGAGCCCGGCGGGCAGCTCCACTCGAACAACCCCAAGCGCGGGTCGCCCTCGCCGGTCTCGATGAACTCGATGGCGGGCGTGCGGAGAGAGTCCAGGACGACGCTCGTGTCGTCGCCCTGGTTCGAGATGCACACGACCTGCCCGTCATAGACCGCGTTCATGGCGTTCGTCGCGGAGTCCCAGGCGTCACGGTTGTGGTGCTCGCGTAGCTCGTCGCAAAGCCAGCGGTGCAACGTCATCGAGCGTCCGGCCCGGCCGTTGTTGGCGGCGAAGGTGTACTCGGCGTCGTGCAGGGTCTTGAGCGTCTCGCCGCCGACGCGGAGCCGGACGGAGTCACGGCCAACGTCCCGCCGCAGCCACTCGTTGTCCTGGGCCACCTCGACAACTTGCTGCCACGTACGACGCGCGTACTCGCGGTCTGTCGACGTGCCGAGCACGAGCGGAACGCGCTCGATGAACAGCCAGTAGAGCGTGAGCACCTTCGCCCACAACGTCTTGCCGTTCTGGCGGGCGATGAGGATCAAGACATGGCGGAACCTCGGCCGGCCATCCTCCAGCAGTTCGCCAACGTGGATCGACAGGAACTCTTGGTATGGGTCGAAGGGCGTGAGGCACACGTCCCGCGCGAAGTCGATGAGGTCGAAGCCATACGAGGTCTCAGGCGTCAGCGCGCAGCCGCAAGGGCAGCCACCCTGCTCGCCGGTGACGAGCGGGGGCGTGAAGAGCCTAGGAAGAGTGCGCCCGAGCGCGTCGCTCGCGTCGCTCTCGGATCTCATCGACCGGGCTGGCAGGCTTGCCGTCGTCGCCATCGGACCCCCTCTTCACGAGTGCGGCTCTCGCGCGGGGCGTCATCAGCAGGGATTCCAGGCAGGCCAACAGGAGCGGCCCAAGCTTTTCGAGTGGTTCTCCGGCGTCGATGGCCTTCGCGTACGTCTTCGCTAGCGCGGCAGTGCCGGAATCCTTTGGTTGCACGGCAAGGTCGCGGATCGCTCCGCTGACTGCGCGCTCTAGTGCTCCGGCCATGATCGAACGATACCCCTACCGGGAGGGGGTATATCGTAGTTGATCATGAAGCTCGGGCAGCGGCTGGCGACGTGGGCGAGGGGTCGCCTCGCATCCTTCCGCGCGTCCTTGACCTCCATCTCCGACCCCCGGCTAGGCCGCCTGTTCGGCCTCACCCCCAACTACGCCGGTGTGGACGTCAACGAGGGCACGGCTCTCGGGCTCTCCGCCGTTTGGCGAGCGGTGAACCTGGTCGCCGGGACGCTCGCTCAGCTCCCGATGCGGACGCTGCGCGACACCGGAGACGGCATGCGCCAGCGGATGAAGAGCTTCCTCGACGACCCGGGCGAGCCAATCGGGCTCACTCCGTTCGATTGGAAGGCGCTCGTCTTCGCGCACCTTCTCTTGCACGGCAACGCCTTCTTGCGGCACATCTACGGAGGCGCCGGCCAGATCCTCGGGCTCATGCCGCTGCACCCGCTGTGCGTCTCGATCCGCCTCCCGAGGTCGGACGACGAGCGGCAGCCGGTCGGCGGCAAGTGGTTCGACGTGACCTACGCGGACGGCACGCGGGAGACCCTCGACGCGGACGGCCTCACGCACGTCATGGGCTTCAGCATTGACGGTTACTGCGGCCTGTCGCCGATCACCGTTGCTCGCAACAGTCTTGGCACCGCCATCGCGGGCGATCGTGCCGCGGCAACGATGTTCTCCTCCGGAGGCATGGTCTCCGGGATGGTCACCCCGGCCGATGATGACCCGGACTGGTCCGACTCCAAGGTCATCAAGGACCAGATCAACAACGCGATGACCGGGTGGGACAACGCGGGCGGCATCGCCGTCATCAACCGGCGGCTTCAGTTCACTCAGTTCTCGCTCTCGGCCGTTGACGCGCAGTTCTTGCAGTCGCGGCAGTTCAGCATCGAAGAGGTCGCTCGCTGGTTCGGCGTCCCGCCGTTCGAGCTGATGCAGACCGAGAAGCAGACCTCCTGGGGCACCGGCATCGAGAGCCAGCAACGCGGGCTCGGCCGCACCACGCTGGCGCCGTGGGCGACTCGCCTGGAGCAGAAGCTCTCGACCCTGCTCCCCAACCCGCGCTTCGTTGAGTTCGACTTCGCGGGGCTGGAGCGGCCGACCCCCGAGCAGGAGATCGACCTCCTCATCAAGCAGGTCGACGCGGGGCTGTTGACGCTCAACGAGGCTCGCGCCATCCGCAACCTGCCACCGGTGGAGGGCGGGGACGTCATCCGTGGAACGCAGCCCTCCCCGGCACCCACACCGGCTCAGCAGCCCGCCGAGGAGGCTCCAGCCAATGCGTGACTTGTCGACGCTCGTCGCGCTCGCCGAGCGCGGGAAGGCGCTTCGCGCCAGTACCCCGCTTTCGAAGCGTTCCGCCTCCGCCTACCTGCGCATCTCGGCAGCCAAGAGCGGCCGGACAGCGTTGCACCTGTACGACGCGATCGGCGAGTGGGGCGTGCCCGCTCGGGAGTTCGTTGCGGAGCTGGCCGGCGTGACGGGCGGGGTGGACCTGCACCTCAACTCCCCGGGCGGCGACGTCTTCGACGGCATCGCGATGCACGCGGCGCTCGTCAACCGGGGCGACGTCAACGTGTTCGTGGATGGCATCGCGGCCTCGGCCGCCTCCTTCCTCGCGATGGCGGGCGACGAGATCACCATCGAGAAGCCAGCCAAGATGATGATCCACAACGCTTCCGGGATCGTGCTCGGCAACAAGCGCGACATGCGGGAGATGGCGGACATCCTCGACGGCATCGACGCCACCATCGCCGAGATCTACGCCGATCGCACCGGCCGGCCAGCCAGGGAATGGGCCGCGGCAATGGATTCCGAGACCTGGTACTCCAGCGCGCAGGCAGTAGACGCCGGGCTCGCTGACCGGGTCGCCAACGACAGCAAGGCGAAGGCGCCGGAAGACCGGCGTACCCAACTGATCCGGGCGCGTGCCCGAGTGGCCCTGAGGGGGGCGTGAATGCGAACCATCGAGGACATCCTCACCGACCAGCAGGCCATCGTGGACGGCGCCGAGGGTCGGAACCTCACCGACGACGAGGTGTCGCGGTACGAGGCGCACGAGCGGGAGCTGGCTTCCGCCCGTAAGAGCAACGAGATCCGGTCGCGCAACGCGGCCTACAACGCGCCGGTGAACAGCGGCCCGGCGTTCATCCCGGGCGGCCGGAAGCCGAACACGCTGGAGGCGGCGTTCGACAACTACCTGCGCACCGGCGTGCCGAACGCCGACATCTCCAGCCTGCGGGTCACCAACGCGCAGAGCGCCGGGTCCGACCCGGCCGGTGGCTACATGGTGCCGCCGGAGTTCCGCCAGAAGCTGGTCGACGTGCGGAAGTCGTTCGGGGGCCTGGCCGCCGAGGTCGAGGAGCTGCCGACCAGCAACGGGTCGACCCTGGAGTACCCGACGATCGACGACACGGCCAACAGCGGCCAGATCACCGCCGAGAACGCTGCCGTCTCCGGCGGCGCTGACCTGGTGTTCGGCACGGTCAACCTGGGCGCGTTCAAGTACACCTCCAGCGGCGCCAGCAACGCCCCGCTGAAGGTCAGCGTCGAGCTGCTGCAGGACGCGGCGTTCAACGTGCAGGACCTCGTCGCGCGCAAGCTGGGCATGCGCATCGCCCGCAAGCAGGCCGTGGACTGGGTGACCGGCGCCGGTACGACGCTGCCATTCGGCATCGCCCGGTCCGGGCTCACCGCCGACGCCACGCTGGCAGCAGGCAACGTGCTGTCCTACCAGAAGGCCCTCGACATCGAGTCGGCGCTGGACCCGGAGTACGAGGCCAACGCCAAGTGGGTCATGTCCAAGCAGTCGTGGCAGAACTTCCGGGGCGTCGTCGACTCCACCGGCCGCCCGATCCTGCAGGAGTACGCGGCGTCCGGCGCGGGTGGACGCCCCCAGCGGACCCTGCTCGGCTACCCGGTCGTCATCGACCAGGCGTTCCCGGCCAACACCACGCTCAGCGCGAAGTGGGCGGTCCTGGGCGACCTGCGCGAGGCGTACGTCATCCGTCGTGTGTCCAACCTCGTCGTGGTCGTCAACCCGTACTCGTCCGCCGCGAGCGGCCAGGTCGAGTTCACGGCCTGGGAGCGCGCGGACGGTGTCGTGCAGAACCGCAAGGCGTACTCCCTCGCAGCGGCGAACGCGGCCTGAGCCATGTGGGCGCCGGACTACATCACCTTGGCGGAGTTGAAGAGCTTCGTTCGGGTGAGCGACACCGCCGACGACGTTGAGCTTGCGCTCGACGTCTCGGCGGCGAGCCGCGCTGTCGACCGGTCTACCGGCCGTCAGTTCGGCCAGGTTGCGGCGCCCGAGGCTCGCTCCTACCCGGTGCGCTGGGACCGGAGACGGTCCCTGTGGGTCGCGGACATCGACGACCTGCAGACGACCACGGGGCTCACGGGGGTTACCGGGTACACCCTGGAGCCGCGAAATGCCGTGAGCGTTGGTCTCGCGTGGGTGCAAATGACGTTCAAGGACGACCCCCGCGACGCGGACGGCTACATCACGCCTACCGCGTCGTGGGGGTGGTCGGCTGTGCCGAGCGCGGTGAAGCTTGCGACCCGGCTCCAAGGCTCGCGGTTCGCGGCTCGGCGTGACTCGCCGTACGGCGTCGCGGGCTCCCCGCAGCAGGGCAACGAACTCCGGCTCTTGGCGCGGGTTGACCCGGACGTCGCGGTCTCGCTCCGGTACTACACGCGGGACTGGTGGGCGGCATGAACCTCGGCAACGTCATGGACGAGATCGCGGTGCGCCTGCGCCAGGCTCCGAGTCTGGCCGGCCGCACGTACGCCTTCCCGCCCGCCACGGTCGTGGCCCCGGCAGCGATCGTGACGTACCCGGATGAGGGGACTTACGACGAGACGTACCGCCGAGGCATGGACCGTATGGGCGGAGAAATGGTCTACGTCCTCGTGGGCCGCTCGACCGAGCGGCAGTCGCGGGACCTGATGACCAAGTACGTCAACGGTTCCGGCGCCGAGTCGGTCAAGGCGCTACTCGACGCGGACGGCTACACGTCGTGCAGCTACGTGCGCGTGACGGGATGGAAGACCGTCTATTACAGCGTCGGCGGCATCGAGTACCTCACCGCCGCCTTCGATCTCGACATTGCAGGGCAAGGAGCCTGAGATGACGTTCGTTCACGGTAGGAACACCTTCATCAGCCTGAACGGCGCCGATCTGTCGTCGTTCACGGACACTTCTGAGCTGTCGCGCGAGGCGGACGAGCACGACGTCACCACCTACGGCAAGCAGGCCCACGTCGTTCAGGGCGGCCTGCTCGGCGGCTCGGCGAGCATGTCCGGCACGTACGACAACACGGCGGGCACCGGCCCGCGCGCCGTCATCCGCCCTCTGATCGGCACGGTGGTCACGCTGATCCGGCGGCCGGAGGGGACCGGCGTGGGCAAGCCGCAGGACAGCGTCAACGTCCACGTCAAGAAGTACGTCGAGACCAACCCGGTCGCGGACATGGTCAAGTGGTCGTGCGAGATGACGCTCTCCGACCTCGTCACGTCCACCACGCAGTGAGGTAGGGGAACGTCATGGGAGCACTCGTCGCCACCACTCCGGCCCGTACCGGCACGGTCACGTCCGGCGCTGCCGTCGCGTCGTCGGACACGATCGCCCTCGCACTGCTGGGAAGCTACGGCGCCTTCTTGGAGATCATCAACGGCAACGCCAGCCCGGACACCGTCACCATCTCCGACGCGAGCACCACGGCGCAGGGCGCGCCAGCGGCTGCCATCAGCAAGAGCGTCGCCAACGGCACGAGCCAGGTGTTCAAGATCCTGCCGCAGCAGGCCGACCCGACGACCGGCCAGGTGACTGTCACGCACAGCGTCACCGCGACGGTCACGTACAAGCTCTATCCGTTCGGCATCTAAGCAACGAAAGGTGGGGGAGTCCAAGGTGGACAAGGAAAAGCTGACCCGGGGCGGACGCGGGCCGCAGGGTCTCGCGCAGGACAACGTGGACCTGGTGATCGACGGCGAGACCGTCACGGTGCGCGTCCGGGCGATGAACCGGGGCGAGCTTCTGTACGGCGGGAAGCTCAACGACTCCAAGGGGCAGTTGGAGATGGAGGCGTACATCCTCTCCTCCTGCCTCATCGACCCCGAGATGTCGATGGAGGACGTCGCGGCCTGGCAGTCCTCCGGCGGGGCTATGGAGTGCCAACCGGCGGTGCTCAAGATCCAGCAGCTGTCGGGCGTCTCCAAGGAGGCGGCCAAAAGCGACGTACCTGGAGATGGAGAAGACAGATCTTGAGTTCGAGCATTTCCTGGCGCAGAAGCTCGGCATGACGGTTGGCCGGCTGCGCGAGGAGATGAGCGCCGAGGAGTTCATGCGCTGGGCCATGTACTACCAGCGCAAGGCGCAACGAGACGAACTGGCGATGGCGAAGGCGAGGTGAGCACAGGTGTCCCAGAACACGATCCGAGTGGTGGGGCTCAATGAGTTCCGGAAGGGCCTGCGCACCCTCGATCGCACTCTCCCCAAGGGTGTTCGGGTCGCGCTCAACGACGCGGCCAACATCCTCGTAGACGCGGCGCGGCCGAAGGTCCCCCACCGCTCCGGCCGCGCCGCCTCGTCTATGCGCGCCCAATCGACGCAGACCCAAGCGCGGGTCGCCGTGGGCGGGCCGAAGGCGCCGTACTACCCCTGGCTGGACTTCGGCGGCAAGACCGGCCGTAAGAAGTCGGTCGTTCGGCCGTTCTACAAGGAAGGCCGCTACATCTTCCCGACCCTCGTCGAGAAGCGCGAGGCGATCCAGGACGCAATGCTGACGGCGCTTGCGGCGCTGGCGTCTGAGGCCGGAGTGGAGGTCGACTGATGGCAGGCAACAAGGTCACGCTCACCTTCGCGGGCGACGCGGACTCTCTCGCCAAGGCCGCCAAGCAGGCGGAGAAGTCGACGGAGGGCGTCTCCGACGCGGTATCCAAGTCCAGCAAGGACATGGAGAACGCCACCAAGTCGAGTAGCAACCTCGGCACGAAGCTCGGGCACCTCGGCTCGGCGACGAGCGGTGCGGTCGACGCAATCGGCACGCTGGGTGACGGCCTCCAGTCGGTCATCGACCTAGAGCAGGCGGGCGCTAACCGCGCCTCGAAGCTGGCGCGGGCATTCCTCGACGTACAGCAGGCGCAGGAAGATCTCCAGCAGGCGCTCCGCGACGGCGCACAGGCGCAGCTTGACTCCGACCAAGCGGCGATCGACCTGGAGCAGGCGAACCAGGATGCCGCGCAGGCGACCAAGGACTACGCCGACGCAGTCAAGGAGCACGGCGCCAACTCGCTCGAAGCCAAGCAGGCGCAGATCGACCTCAAGCAAGCGCAGCAGGACGCCAAGCAGGCAACCGAGGATCAGGCGCAGGCCCAGCGCGACGCCAATCAGGCCACCATCGACGGCAAGACCGCACAACAGGATCTCAACGACGCCAACAGGGAAGCGCACCCGCCGGAGCTACAGAAGTGGGCGGACGACCTGCAAGTGTTGACCCCGCTGCTCTCCGCGGTCGTGGGCGTCGTGGGCCTCCTCACGGCGGCCCAGTGGCTGTGGAACGCGAGCCTCTGGGCGTCGCCGGTCACGTGGATCGTGCTGGCTGTCGCCGCCCTCGTCGCGATCATCGTGATTATCGCGACCAAAACGACCTGGTTTCAGGACATTTGGAACGCGAGCTGGGGCTGGATCAAGCGCACGGCCGTCGATGTCTGGGAGTGGCTGAAGAAGCTGCCAGGGTGGATCGGCGACGCCTTCGCGAAGATCGCCGACTACATCAAGGCGCCCTTCCGCGCGGCCTTCAACTTCGTGGCGGACGCATGGAACCACACGATCGGTCGGCTGAGTTGGAGCGTGCCTTCGTGGGTGCCCGGGATCGGCGGCAACACCATCTCGGTGCCCGACATCCCGAAGTTCCACCAGGGCGGCATCGTGCCCGGCGGCCTCGGCTCCGAGACCCTCGCCGTGCTCCAGGCGGGCGAGCGCGTGACGCCGATGGGCGGGGGCTCGCACGCCGAGCCGCTGTTGCTTGGCAGCGACGGCAGCGAGTTCGGTGACTTCCTCGTTGACCAGATCCGCAAGAGCGTGGCCCGGCGGGGCGGGGACGTTCAGCGAGTCCTCGGCAGCTCAAGGGGGTGACGCATGTCCGAACATAACGTCACATTCGAGCTGTTCTACGACGGGGCATGGGCCCAGGCGCCGATGTTCACCCGGGACCCCGTCAACTACACCCGCGGCAACAAGTCGATCACCAACGACACGGACCCGGCCAGCGGCGCGCTGACCCTGGACAATACGAGCCTCAACTACGCGCCGCGCAGCGTGGTATCGGGCCTGCGCGGAAAGATCGGGCAGAACACGCCCGGCCGTCTGTCCGCCGATGGGTCGGTGCGCATCACCGGCGAGGTGTCCACGTGGAACCCGCAGCGCCCGATCAAGGGCTCGGGCTGGACGGAGATCACGCTGTCCGGCGTGCTGCAGCGCCTCGGCCGCGGCACCGACCCGCTCCGCTCCCCGCTGACTCGCGCCCAGATCGCCGCGGGCGCAACGGCATGGTGGCCGCTGGAGGAAGGCCGCAACGCCACGGCCGGTCTCAACCAGGCGCCCGGTAACCTCGCCAGCTCGATGACGCCGACCATCGTGGGCTCTCCGGTCACGTTCGGCACCCTCGACACCGCGCTCGTCCCGGACGGCCTGGCGAACCTGCCCGAACTCAACGGCGGCGTGCTCACCGCGACCGTCACCGCGACGTCCACCGTGTCGTGGCGCGTGGAATGGGTCCAGGCGTTCGTGCCCGGCGCGACCGGCGTGGTCGACTCGATCGCGTGGCGGACCGCGGGCGGCCTCACGAACTGGTTCATGGAGTCGGACTTCAGCTCCAACAACACGTTCCTGTACGGCCTGAGCACCTACGTGTCCGGGACGCTCTTCTTCGCCAACGTCGACATCGGCCACCTCGTGATCGCGGACGGCCGGGTCCACCATTTCGCGCTTGAAGTGACACAGGTCAATTCCACGAACATGGCGTACCAGATGTACGTCGATGGCGTGCAGACCGACAGCGGCACCAACACGACCGGCGGCACGATCGGCCGCCCACAGGTGGGCCCGCCAACGGACGTCACGATCAACCCCAACGGGTCGTCGATGATCCTCACCGCGGGCGGTGTGGCGGTCTACTCACCCAAGCCAACAACGCCCGTGCCGTACACGGCGGTGAACGGGTACACCGGTGAGCTTGCCGCGGACCGCTTCACCCGCCTCATGGGCGAGGAGGGCATCACCGCGGCGGTAGTTGGCACGGCCGCCGAGACCGTGGCCATGGGCCCGCAGACCACCGACCCGATCCTCGACCAGCTCGACGAGATCGCCCGCACCGACGACGCAAGCATCTTCGAGACCCGCTCCGTGCTAGGGCTCACCATGCGCACCGGCGGGAGCAAGCAGAACCAAACCCCGGCGCTCACGGTCAACTACCTGGGGCAGATCCAGCCACCTCTGCGGCCGGTCGTCGGCGACGCCGGACTGCGCAACGACGTCACCGCGCGGAACCCGGACGGCTCGACCGGCCGCGTGACGCAGCTGACAGGCCCGCGCAACGTCCAGGCGCCCGGCACCGACCCGCAGGGTGTGGGCCGGTACTCGACCAGCATCGACGTCAACACGGCAACCAACGCCGCGCTGGTCGACGAGGCGGGCTGGCGGGTCAACCTCGGCACGTTCGACGGGACTTGGTATGCCAGCGTGACGGTCGACCTCGACGCCGCGCCAGGGCTCAAGGCGGCCGTCAACGCGGTCGACATCGGCGACGTGGTGGCCATCGCCAACCTGCCCGTGGATGAGGCGCTGGACACGGTGCCCGGCGTCGTGATCGCGATCAGCGAGAGCCTGCCGCCCAAGCGCCGCCTCGTCACGTTCTGGCTGGTCCCGGCCGAACCGTACATGGTCGGCATCCTGGCCAACACGACCGGCGACACCGACCCGGTGGTCGGCCGGGCCGAGTCGGACGGCACCACCATCACCAGCCTGGTGGCCGCGGGCGCAGCGAGCTTCCAGGTGACCACGCCGAGCGGGCCGCTCTGGACCACGGTAGCCGACGACTTCCCACTCGACATCGTGGCCGGCGGCCAGCGCATCCGGATCGGCTCGATCAGCGGCGCCAGCTCCCCGCAGACCTTCACCGTGGCCACCGGCACCAACCCGTACCCCGTGGCGTACCCCGTGCTGGCCGGGGCGGTCGTCGAGGTCTTCCAGCCACTGATCGCAACGATGTAGGAGAGAGGTCCCTCATGTCGCTGTCGCTGCCTACGTTCCCTGCCGGGGGCAAGATTCGGGCGTCGCAGCTCACGCAGCTGGTGACCGCGCTCGGCATCCTCGCGCCGATCTTCGTGGTCAAGCCCACCGACGAGAACTGGAACAGCGGATCGGGCGGCGGTGGCACCACGCTGCACAACGACTCTGCGCTGTTCGCTTCCGTCGCCGCCAACACCTCGTACTGGGTCGATCTGGCCCTGGAGGCCATCGAGGCGGCTGGCACGAGCATCGACATCAAGGCCGGGTGGACGTTCCCGACCGGGGCGCGAATCGACTTCGCAGCCGCGGCGCCACACCTCAACTGGTCCTCAGGGGCCGGTACGGCGCTGGAAGTGGAGTGGTCGTCGTGGCAGGGCGAGACCACGTCCCCGAGTACCACGAAGCAGTGGGGCACCGTCAACGGGGTTGCCTTCAGCTACCACGTCCGGGGCGTTCTTCGGGTCGGTGCGAACTCAGGCACACTGCAATTCCAGTGGGCGCAGAACGCCGCGTCTGCAAGCAACCTGACGGTCAAAGCCGGGTCGACGCTGAAGCTGCAGCAGCTGCCCTAACGTCGGGCGCCCCGGCCGCACCGCCGGGGCGTTCGGCCTACGTCCATCCCGCGGTGCGCTGCCGCTCGCGGTAGCGGATCCGCTCGGCGTGCTTGCGCAGCGCGTCGGCGGCCGCGAGGAGCCGACCCGCAACTTCCTCAGCGCTGCCGAAGTCGTGGTGGATCTCGGCCGCGTTCACGTCGTCGCAGAAGTGGAAGAAGAGCACCTTCTCGCCGGTGCCCTCGTCGACCTCCTCGACGGACTCGCCGGTCAGGTGCTGCGCGGACAGCTCAATGAGGGCCGCGTCCGGCCCTCCGATCGGGAATTGCGGCATGGGGGCTCCTCGCGGTGGTGGACCGGGGTGGCACCCGCGGCTCGGGTGTCCTGCAAGCACCACCCCTCACCTCGGAACCTATCGGTGTACGTCCTGTACGTCTAGGACGTACCGCGTAGACGTCTAGGACGTTCGTCGAGCCACGATCAAGGGGTGACCGACCCGATGGACCCCACGCCCCTGTTCGAGCAGGTGGCCAACGTCATCGCGGCGCGGATCGAGGGTGGCGAGTTGCGACCGCGCGACCCCATCCCCTCGGAGCTGGCCATACAGCAGGAGTTCGGTGTAGCCCGTGGTACCGCGCGGCGCGCGGTCCAGGAGCTTCGAGACCGAGGGCTGGTCGTGACGATCCCGCAGCGCGGGACCTACGTCGCGGAGCGAGCGTCGTAGCCGTCCACAGCGAGAGCAGCGCCAGCAGGTAGAAGCTCGACCACGGCGCCCCGAGCGCCAGTGCGGTCCCGAGCTGGGCGAACGCCAGCCCGACGCCGATGACGACCCGAGCGGCGTAGGTACCTCTAAGACTCCGGTTACGGGCACCCACAGTCATAAAGGTACTCTAGCTCCTATGCGCGCTTTGATATACGCCCGACAGTCGGTCGGCAACGAGAAATCGATTGATGACCAGGTAGAAGAGTGCACCGTCGATGTCCGCGAGCAGGGCTGGGAACTCTTCGGCGTGCGGCATGACGGCTCCTCCGCCTCGCGGCTCGCGAGGAAGGCGCGGGCGAACTGGCCCGGGGTGCTGAAGGCGCTCGAAGCGCGGGAGTTCGACGTGCTGGTGCTGTGGGAGAGCAGCCGAGGCGACCGCGACGCGGAGACGTGGCTGGGGCTGCTGCGGGTGTGCCGCAACCTGGGCGTCCTCATCAGGGTGGTCAAAGATGAGTACACGTATGACGTTCGGCTCGGGCGTGACTGGGAGTTCCTTGCAAGCCAAGGCGTCAAGAACGCCATGTACTCCGAGGAGACCCGCGACCGAGCCCTCAAGGGCATCCGGGGAGCCGTCCGCCGGGGGCATCCGCCAATGGGTCCGGCGCCGTACGGCTACCGGCGGGAGTACGACCGGGACAACGGCGCCGTTCTCCAGCTTCCCGACGACGCCACCGCGCCGGTCGTCCGGGAGATCTTCGAGCGCGTGGGCAAGGCCGAGCCGCTCGTGGCGATCTGCCGCGACCTCGACGCGCGGGGCATCCCAACAGCCAACGGGGCCAAGGCGTGGCGCACGTTCGCCGTACGCAAGATGTGCACCAACCCGGCGTACGTCGCGCGCCGCCGCCACAAGGGCACCGAGGAGCCGGGGAACTGGGAGCCGATCATCGAGGAGCGCCTGTACCAGGATGCGCGCCGGGTGCTGATGGAGCCCGCCCGGCTCGCGCGTCACACCCACGCCCGCCCCGGGCGGTACGTCCACCTCCTGTCATTCCTCGCGACCTGCGGCGAGTGCGGCGGGCGGATCTACGCGCAGAAGCGCATCGAGGGCAAGCAGGAGAGGCGCTACGGGTGCGTCCTTAAGGCTTGCTTCTTCGTGAACCAAGACGAGGCGGACGCGCTGATCGTCGACCTCGTGATCGGGCGGCTGTCGAGCCCGGACATCTACGCGCGGCTGCGGCGTAGCGGCGAGGACGCGAGTGGAGTGATCCGGGCGGCCGAGAACGAGATCGCGGAGCTGCGTGGCCGGCTGGAGACGTGGCGGGCGAGCGCGGCCAAGGGCCAGACGACGCCGGAGACGATGGCCGCCATCGAGACGCAGATCAACGCGGACATCCTCGCGGCCGAGAAGCGGCGGGACGCGGCGGCGCTCCCGGAGGCGCTCGCGGGGTGGCCCGGGCCGATCGCGGACGTGAAGGCGCGGTGGGCCGACGCGACGATCCAGGCCCGCCGTACCGTCGTGCGCTCGCTCGTGAAGGTGGAGTTCCTCAGCGCCAAGCGCCAGAAGGGAATCCCGGTCCACGACCGCATTCGGGTGGAGTGGATCTAGCGGACTCGGTCCACTCGCACCCGGAACTCCTCGCCATTCGGCAGCCGCAGGTAGTACTGGCTGCCAACGGCGTTCGTCTCCACAGGGTTGAAGTCGGCGTCCTCGCCGAATACATGGTCAGTCGCAGCGGCAAGGTTCTCGGCAACGTCCTCGGCAGTCATCTCGCCCCTCCTCGTCCGGT